TGATGGGTAAAGAAGAAGGTGCTGACGTTACTGCAGGTACAGTTTCTACAGGGAATGCTCTTGGTGACTTTAATGGATACAACTTAACGTTTACTGCAAACGAAGTATCTCCACCAAACTTTGTTGCTGTAGACAATACTCAAGATGACTTCCCATTCAGTGAGATGGCAGGTTTAACTGGAACTATTACTATCACTGCTGTAAGTGTAGTATAATCCAAACCAATAAGGATAAGAGAGGGTGGCTATATGCCGCCCTTTTTTATTACCTTTATCAAACAATTAGTGTGGGTATGGTTATTTGTATATGCACATCTTAACGACATCAACATCAAGTCAATCACTTAAGATTATCCCAAGGTCGGATGCTTCTAGTCCTACCTTAACGCTTACAGATAAGACAAAACGTAAGGATAGTACCGTATCGGTTACTAAAACGTCCGATGGAGACTATATGGTCCTTTCTGGTGCGTTTTCTCTCGTAGAAGGTAGTCAGTATGCTTTTAGAGTAAAAGATGGCTCTACGGAGATATATAGAGGTTTAATCTTCTGTACAGATCAAACAGACTTAGATAAATACTTCATCAATAAGGATGAATACACCTCGAATGAGGATCACGACAATGAATTTATTGTATTATGAAAAATAACCTAATACACGTAGTTAACCTATCATCTTATTCTGCTCCTGAGATAAAAGAGTCTCCTAGGAGTAATTGGGTGGATTATGGAGAAGATAATGACTACTTCCACTTCCTAATCGACAGATACAATGGGTCGCCTACAAACAATGCGGCAATCAACGGTATATCTGAAATGATATATGGTAGGGGATTAGAAGCAACAGATAGCGAGTCTAAGCCGAGAGAATATGCTGAAATGAAAGAGATATTCTCAAAGGAATGCTTAAAGAAAGTTTGCTACGACTACAAGATGATGGGTCAAGCTGCATTACAAGTAATCTACAGTAAGGACCATTCTAGAATTGTTATGGCAAAGCATATGCCAATAGAAACACTTAGGGCAGAAAAGGCTAAAGACGGAATGGTTAAAGGTTACTACTACTCTTCCGATTGGTCTAAGGTAAAGCAAAACAGCAAACCTAAAAGAATACCTGCATTTGGCACAAGTAAGCAAGGAATGGAAATACTTTATATCCGTCCTTACCGTGCTGGATTTTATTACTACTCTCCTGTAGATTATCAAGGAGGTTTACAGTACGCTGAATTAGAAGAAGAGATTGCCAACTACCACATCAACAATATCCAAAACGGTTTGGCACCTTCAATGCTCATTAACTTCAATAATGGTACACCTGATGCCGAGCAAAGAGACGAAATAGAAAGAGCAATCTATGAGAAGTTTAGCGGTTCATCAAACGCAGGTAAGTTTATCCTGGCATTTAACGATAGCAAAGAATTAGCTGCTACAATAGAACCTGTACAACTTACAGATGCCCACCAACAATATCAGTTTCTATCTGATGAGGCAATGAAGAAGGTAATGGTTTCTCACCGTATTGTATCGCCAATGCTTGTTGGGATTAAAGATAATTCTGGTTTGGGTAATAATGCTGATGAATTAGAAACGGCATCTTTGCTAATGGATAATACAGTGATACGTCGAATGCAAGTTACCATCATAGATGAATTGGAGAAGATACTTGAGTATAACGGTATTGAATTAGATATTTACTTCAAGACACTACAGCCACTAGAATTTACAGATTTAACTAACGCAGTCAACGAACAAGAGATTGAGAAAGAAACAGGAGCAAAGCGAGACAGAGAAACAGAAGAACAACCAACTGAAACAGACGAATAATGGCCACTGCACTATTCATAAAGAGACAAGACCTTGTAAAGAACACTGCATTAAGCGGAAGCGTGGACACCGACAAGTTCATCCAATTTATAAAACTTGCTCAGCAAATACACGTAAGAAACTACTTAGGAACCGATCTGTACGATAAGATATCGCAAGATATTATTGATGATGATTTAACCGGGGACTATTTAAGCCTTGTAACGGACTATATTCAGCCAATGCTTATTCACTATGCAATGACCGAATATCTTCCATTTGCGGCCTATACAATTGCGAATGGAGGGGTATATCGCCATACTAGCGAGAACAGTCAAAACGCATCTAAAGAAGAAATAGATCAATTGATTGCCAAAGAGCGAGATTATGCAGAGTATTACACTAGACGATTCTTAGACTATATGAGTTTCAATGCTAGTAGTAAGTTCCCAGAATATTACACGAATGCTAACGAGGATGTATATCCTGATAAAGACCCTACCTACCAAGGATGGAATCTATAAATAAGAGAGGCACATACAAGCCGAAACAAAATAACGAAATAAAACTGTCTAGTTATTTAAGAAGACAAGGAGAAAAGATAAATAAGAAGTAATATGGCCCAGCAAACAATAAATATAGGTAGTGCTGCCAACGCAGGGGACGGAGAACCGTTAAGAGATGCGTTTGACAAAGTCAATGACAACTTTGATGAAATATACGACACTACTAGCGGTAGTGAATTTGTAACTACAGACAAGATTAGAAATGATGCTGTAGATTCAGACCAAATAGCATCAGGTGCTATCGATGAAGACCACTTGAATGCAACTAATTCTCCCACAGCAGGACATATGCTTACCTACGATAGTGGCGGTGGTTTTACTTGGGCAGTGCCTGGTGATATTACAGGTATTATTGCAGGAAATGGTTTGTTTGGCGATGCTACAAGTGGAGATGCTTCTTTAGGAGTAGGTCAAGGTGACGGAATACAGGTAACTGCCAATGAAGTTTCACTAGCTTCTTCTGTAGCTGGTAGCGGACTTACTTACACAGCAGGTGTACTTAGTGTAGACGAAATTGATACAGATGGTATTGGAGCAAACGCTGTAACCCCTCCTAAACTTGAGAAGTTCGATGATGCACTTGCTGCTACAGATGGTCATATTCTAGTAGCTGACGGAACAGACTTCACTAATGTGGCTGTAACGGGTGTTATAGACATAACAAATGCAGGTGTAACTAGCTTTGACTCTACTGTGGCAGGAAGTGGTATATTGGACACTTCAGGTGTACTTTCCTTAGATGTAGATGATTCTACAGTAGAGGTAGATGATACTAATGGACTACAAATAAAAGATGATGGTGTTGACCACGACCAATTAGCAGATAGATATACAGCAGTTCAAACAATCACCACTACAAGTGGCACTATCAACTTAGATGCTTCATCTTACACTACATTTAGACTAACATCTGATTTAACAGGTGCTACTACTTTAAACATACAAAATATGAAAAATGGACAAGTAATAGATATTACAGTTAGTGGTAGTCAAACTATTACTTTTTCATCAGATGATACAAGTGAAACATTTAATAAAGTAGGAGGTGTAGATTACGATGGGGCAGAAGATAATCACATACAAGTAGTGTGTATTGATGAAACAAATTCAGCAGCAATCTACAATTATTCAATAGGAACTTATACTAGCGATACAACACCATAATATGAAAGCAAAAGATTTTAATGGCACTATAAAGACTTACAGTCAAGTGCCGAAGACATACAAAAACATACTAAACTTTCATTTACTATCTGATAGTGATTTAGAGTCACACGGATTTTATGATGTACATAGACCTACATTTAATGGCAACACACAAGAACTAGGTGCTATTGAATGGGATTCTGCTAACAGTAGATTTACTTACCCAGTAAATAATAAAACCTTTAGTCAAACAGTAGCAGAGATGAAAGCTGACAAGATAAAGCAGCTTGATGCTATATACAATTCTAAGTTGAGTAAGACAGATTGGTATGTTACACGCAATGCAGAAAAAGGCACAGCTATTCCTTCAGCAATTACTACTGAAAGAGATAACCTAAGAAGTGAGCATACTACAAAAAAAGCAGAGATTAATGCAAAGACTACAAAAGCGCAAGTTGCTGATTACACTTTGCCTTCAATAATATAGTATGGGATTAAATAAAAGGCTTTTCATACCACAAGGTGCAGGGGAAGTTGTTAATACTGGAAATTTTGATATTGTAACTTATAGCGGTAATAGTGGAACACGATCTATAACATCTTTAGGATTCCAACCTGATTTAGTTTGGATAAAGGGAACAACTGCAAATTACTATCATATTTTAGTTGACAGTATAACAGGTGCTAATAAGCAATTATATAGTAATACAACTGACCCACAACAATCAGATGCAAATTTTATGACTGCATTCGGCAGTAATGGTTTTACTGTTGGGTCTGCTGCCACTACAAATAACAGTGGTCAAAGCTATGTAGCTTGGTGCTGGAAAGCAGGTGGAGCAGCGGTAAGTGGTACATCTACATTTTTCACAAATACAGAAATCTCAGCCAATCCAAGTGCAGGTTTTTCTATTGTAAATTTTACAATTCCTTCAGGTGCTTGGTCAACAGATGCCTCCTACAATCACGGACTTAATTCTGCACCAAAGCTAGTTATTACAAAGCCTTATAGCGGTGCTGCTGGTTCGGCATCTTGGTTTACTTATTCTGAAGCAGTAGGCACTTCAAAATATCTTAAATTAAATTCAACCGATGGAGAAACATCAGGAGCAATATTTAGTACTGTTGATGCTACCAAAGTAAAATATAGATTTGCCTCTAGTTATGGTTCTAGTTCAAAAGTCATAACATACAATTTTGCCGATATTGATGGCTATCAAAAGATAGGTAGTTATACTGGTAGTTCAAGTGGTGGAAAATCTGTTACTGGATTAGGCTTTCAGCCAAGATATGTAATGATAAAAAGGACAAATAGTGATGGAGGGTCTTGGATGATTTTTGATAGTGAAAGAGGTGTATTAAGACCATTGCGGGCGCAGAAAGTCGACCAACAAAATGTTGAATCATCAACTTTATCGTCTTTTGATTCAGATGGTTTTACATTAGCAGGACAACAAGGAGGTGTAAATTTAAGCGGACAAACATTCATCTATTTAGCAATCGCATAATATGTCAAAACAAACCGTAAATATTGGGGCAAAATCTAACGACGGAACTGGTGATAATTTACGTGTCGCCATGGATAAAATTCAAGACAACACCAATGAAGTGTATTCAAAATTCGGTGACGGTTCGGATTTAACAATATCCGGTGACGTTACGATTTCGGCCGGGGTTGTTACCATTGCAAATGATGCCGTTGAAAACGCAATGATTGCAGAAAACGCGGTTGATTCCGACCAAATCGCAGACGGTGCAATTGACGAAGTTCATTTGAATGTGACCAATTCACCAACGGATGGATATGTTTTGACATACGATTCCGGATCGGCGGCGTTTACATGGGAACAAAAATTTGACGGTGACATCACATCGATTATCGCCGGGGATGGCTTAACGGGTTCAAGTCTTGACGCGGACGACGCGACATTAAATGTCAACGTTGACGATTCAACAATTGAAATTTCATCGGATGCCGTTCAAGTAAAAGACGACGGCATCACAAACGCCAAACTTGCAAATGATGCGGTTGATCACGACCAATTAGCGGCACGATATACGGCCGTTCAAACAATAACAACAACAAGTGGTACAATAAATCTTGACGCGTCATCGTATGCGGTTTTTCGTTTGACGTCTGATTTGACGGGTTCGACAACGTTAAACATCCAAAACATGAAAGACGGTCAAGTGATTGATATAACGGTCAGCGGTTCGCAAACAATAACGTTTTCAGCAGACGACACAACCGAAACATTTAACAAGGTTGCCGGGGTTGATTACGACGGTGCCGAAGATAACCACATCACGGTCATTTGTTTAGAAGATTCCGATTCCGGTGCAATATACAATTACACAATCGGAACATATTCGTCTGACACAACACCATAAAAAATGGGAATACGAAGTCGCTTATTGACGCAAACACAATCCGGAAGTGTTGCAAAATTTATTGTTTCGTCTTATAACGGAATTGCATACACCGAAAGTGAAACAATGTCAACGGGGTTGACGTGGAATTATATTGCTAATTCATCATTATATAATGGAAACACGGTTGATCGAACCGGTGGTGTTTATCACAACGGAACGGCATGGGTTGTTTTTGGCGAAAACACAACAACCGACACAATGTATGTTAGTCAATCAACGGATGGTGTAAATTGGAATTATCAAGGGTCATTTTCAGTTGGTTTTACTGCGGCAGGAACAAATAATTCAATACGATGGAATGGCACTTATTGGGTAATCACGGCAAATGCAGGAACTGTATATACGTCAAACGCAAGTGGTTCAAGTGGATGGGCGTCCACAAGCAATTTAAAAGGTCTTTGGGTTGATTGGGATGGAAGTTCTTGGTTGGTTTGTTACAATTCAGATTCAATCAGAAGGTATGCATATTTACAAAGTTCAAACCCATCACAAGGTACATTGACCACGTGGTGGGATGCGGGAAATGTTGCGGTAGGTGTTGGTTATAATGCAGACAGTGGAACATATCTTTTTGCAGAAAGAAGCGGTGGCGTTGCAGGTAAAATAAGA